TTGAGGTTGCTGGTACTGCCACTTATAACACAAGTATCGTTATAAGAGCACTTAAGGTTAATAACCTAGCAGTTCCTGTTCAAGGTGATACAACTGGTAGTAAGATTCAGACAGGTGCTGGTCAATTAACTACTGCTTGGGATAGTGGTGAAATGATTGTTCAGACAAGAAACGCATCCTTCGGATTAATTTACGTGGGTGCAACAGATGCAGCAGGAGATCCTAATGCATCATCAATTCCAAATAACCTTCGTGGTTGGTGGTTAGCAGAGCTCTAATATGGCACAATACTACAACTCTATAAAAACGATGAAGACCGCCCGTATCGGGACAATACTCCCGTGGGGTGGTGATGGGGCAAAAGGAAATACAGCAGCAAATATCCCAAAAGGTTGGGAAGTATGTGATGGCCAACAAGCAGATGCCAATGAATATCCATTATTATATTCTGAGATTGGTAATACTTATGGTGGTACTGGTACAGGAAATTTTCCTAACTATACAGGTTTCTTTTATTTTCCGAAATTGACTAATAGAGTCATGGTTGATCTTGAACCAGAGTATCTTGATGATGTTAAGTATCAGTATGGTCAAGGTGATGTTAAGAATGTTGTTGTGGATGCTGTAGGAACAAAATTTGGTGATTTTATATCTGGTTTTGGTAGAGATAAGGTAATTAAGAATAGTTGGTCTGCTAATGCGGATATAGATTTTAGTTTATCAGATCCTAACTTAAAATTATCTGGTAAGATTACAAATATGAGGATCACTGATCCTGATTTCAGTGCAACAATAACAACATTAAATAGAAAATTAGGTATTAATCATACTCCAGGCCATAGTCATCCAGGAAATTTTCAATCTGCTACTAGTAGTTTCTTTGGACCAGCAGCTTTTGCTGCAAGTAATGTTAATGTAAGTGGTAGTACAGATCACCCAGTGTGTTCTCCTGTGAAATCTACTATGCATACTTGTACATTAGATCCTTCTGCTAGTTCTGCTTCTTCATGGCAGCAAGGAAGAACATTAATGGCTTACTATGGTGATGAACAATATGAACATACTCTTCCTTCTGGAGATAAGTTTCATGATTTTGTTAGTGATGCTGGAAAAGATTATTGGTCACAAGTTCCTGCACCAGATTGGCATACAGGTACACCAACAAGAAATAGTCCTCAAGCAGGAGCTCAAACTGTTAACTTTACTGGAAGTCTAGGAACTAATGGTTTTCCTTACGAACCTTCTAAGAATCACCAAATGCCAGCATGGGTAGGATTACATCCAAGACCAATTATATTTGGTAATAGAAGAAACTTCTTCGGACATAGTAAGGGTACATTTAATAATCTGGTAGATAATCCAGAGAACCCTTCTAATTATTTTACTGTTAGTAGTGTTACTGTTGGTCTTGCTTCTGCTGAAATAACTTTACCAGCAGGAACAGATATTAGAACTAGTCACGGTACTGCACCAGATAATTGGTATCAATATGATAAAATACATCCTTGGATGTTAGTTGATGGCGATTGTTTTGCTAAAGGAACTTCTATTACTCAGATTGAGAGAAGTGGTACTGATGATACTAATTTTGTTTATACAGTTAAATTGAGTGCCAATACAATTAATACTGCTTCTGGTCAATTTGATGTTACCTTTAGACAAGGAACATATGTTTCTTCTTTAAGTAGTATAGGAGATTTTGATCCTAATCAAGCTACATTCACTTCTCATAATCATGGTACATTTGATATTCAGATGGGTAGAGGGTCATTAAATCCACCAGCAACATTCCCATTAGATAATATTAGTATTGGTTCTGTGTATCCTCAGAGTCTTGAGGATGCTCTAAATATTATTGTAGATACAGATCAACCATCAATGGTTATAGTTTATCTTATTAAGGCATATTAATGGCAAAATTATATTCCCAAGAAAGATCAAAGTATGGTAATTTAACTGGCCAAATTATTACATGGCCTGTTGAAATAAGTCCTGATATTAATGCATCTTCAAACAGAGAGAAGTTGCCTTCTGGATATTTAAGATGTGATGGTGGTACATATAATGTTGTTGATTATCCACAACTTGCTGCCATTTGTGGTGTAGGTACTGCTGGTAAGTTTGTTAGAAAGAATATTGCTGGAGAACCAATACAATCTTTAACTGATGATCAATTTGTAGTTCCTGATTTATCATCTAAGTATCCTAAACCATCACCAGGAGCAGATGCTGGTGTTTATAAGAGTATTAGAGAAGTAAATGCTGTTAACAATGAGGTTAGTCGTTCTGGTATTGGTATTGAAGCAACATCAACGTTAGGTACAAGCATTCAAGTTACATACACAGGTACATTTACTGTTCCTACTCAGGCAATTGATCTTAGAGGTAGACCATCATGGACATGGGGAACTGTTAGTGGCAGACAAACAGAAAGTGAAGTAGTTGATGCTTCAGCTATTGCAGGACACATGCATTTTGGTAGTGTTAAAAGATCTAGACTTAAAGCAACTAATGAGACCGATGCATCTGCCCCTGCTACTATAAAAGATCCACAAGCTGCTGGTTTAGTTTCTTATTGGAATGCAAGTACAATTCCAATTTATGATTGGATGGATAATACTGTTGCTTCTGGTGCTACTTCATTTCCAGGAAATAGTCAGGAACCATGTAAAGCGATGGTATCACACCTTGCAGCATCTCATTATCAGTTTAAATGGGGTGCTTTTAGTGGTGTGTTTATTCCAGGTATAGGTAACCCAACTGCTTATAGTAATGCATGTTGGAATGATGGTGATAACTTATTTACTTCATGGAAATATCAATGTTTATTACCACCAGCTCAAGGTGGTAATGGTACAGATGGATGGGTAAATTATCCTATAAGTACAAGTCAAAGTGCTTATGCACTTGATAATATGAGAGTTAGGACATCAACTGGTTACTATATTATTCTTGTGTGTTTTGCTGGTGGTCCTCAAGATGGAACTTATAGTGGTACATTACCTGCTAATTATGTTCAGGGTGGTGCTGGAGTACCAGTAGACTGGAAGAATGCTTCATTACATGACGTTGTACCTCTTAATAGTAATCTAAATAGTGCAACCACTAGAATATATGCAGACTTATTAAATGAAATGAATGAGACAGATGATCTTCTTCAACCTGGAGGTGATCCAACTAATCATTTTCATAAGGTTGTATTGGATAGAGGAACACATAGTTTTAAATATGTTACCAATGCATTAGATTTAAATCCTGATGCATTAAAAACTACTTTAAATCTAAGTGTTGATAATGCAGTGTCTGTAGACAGTGTGGTTTCACCATTTATAGTTTTAGAGTATCTAATAAAGATTTGATCCATGACAGTAGCACCAAATCCTGTATACAGGAATATTAGAAAGAATTTTTATACAGATAAGGCATCTGATACTACTGAGGTTGGTACTATTATTAGTACCATGAAAGCAGTTACAGATGTTCATGATAATTCATTTATACCAACTACTCCTAGTTACGATTTTAGTACAGGACAAATTATTAAAGAAACTGCTGGTAATGCTCAAACAGCAGACAATCCTGAGTATCAGTATCCTGGTTACATATATTGTGATGGATCAGAGTATAAGATAGAAGACTATCCAGCATTATATACAGTACTTGGTAATGATTATGGTGGTGAAGCGAGGCCAGGATTACAGTTAACTAATGGTGGAAGTGGTTATCCCAATACTGGTATGACTATTACTTTTACTGCACCAACTGGTAATGAAGCAGATAAAGAAACTATTGAAGCACAACTTACTGTAGTTGCTGGTGTTGTTACTTCTGTTTCTTCAACAAAGTTAGGAAAAAGATATACAAGTGATCCTACATTTACTTTAGCAAATGCAGGTACTGGTACTGGACTTGCATTAGAATTTAATTTTAATAGTGAAGGAGTCCTTGAGGATATTAAAACAACAAATGTATTCACATACTTAGGTGAAACTAAATCTCTTGGTACATTTACGGTTCCAGACTTAAAGACAAGAAAGATCCTTGGATATGGTAATGTTTATGGATCTGGAACTCCTACTGCTGGTCTAATAACTGCTGGTGCAGGAGCTGGTAAGACAGGAGGAAAATGGTTATTTGATAAGACTTCACAAGGTGGTTATTTTTCCTTGGGTAGTATAACAACAATTGATTATGATAAGGTTACTGATTCTGTAGGAGCTGTTATTGCTGGAACTCAGACAGTAAAGGTTAGTATTCAGAATAAAAGATTACAAGACGTTCCACAACATAATCACTACGTTTATCATACTTCTGGTGGTACTTCTATTCAAGGACTGTCTGCATATACTGGTGATAGGTATATGGTTGAGTATAAGAGTAGAAACTCAAGATTATACCAATGGTTTCCTGTTGGTGGACTAGCATTTGCACATAAACATGCATTGTTAAAGCAACCATTAGCAGATAATACTGTTGCAACTTATGATATATTAGATTTCACTCCAGGTGCAGAAGGAACAGGATCATTAAAATCTTCAACACCAACTGTACCAGCAATAACAAAGGAAGGAAGTGCTTCTAATGTAAACTCATCAAGTAATCAAATTTCTCTAACTGCTCATGGATTTACAACAGGAGATAAAGTATTATATACTGTTGGTAATTTAATACAGGATGTAGCTCCATCTGATGTTAATACTGGAAATGATAGTATTACTTTAACTGCTCATGGATTTACAACAGGTGATTCTACTACTTACGGTAGAGGAACTATAACTCATGTTGTGACATCTAGTGGTAGTACAGTTGATATTGCAAATGATAGGTTGACAATCACTGGCCATGGAATGACCACTGGTACTGCATTGAAGTATGTTAGCACAAGTGGTACTGCTATATCAGGAATAACTGTTGGATTTACATATTATATTAGATCAGTTGATGCTAATACCATTACATTACATACTACTGCTGGTAATGCAACAGCAGGAACTCCAATTGTTGATCTAACTTCTATTGGTGCAGGAACACAAACTTTTTCAGTAGAAGGAACATCAATTGGAGGATTAACTAATAATACCACATATTTTGTTATTACTACTGATGTAAACACTCTTAAACTTGCTACTACTTCTGCAAATTCTGCTGCTGGAACTGCTATTGATCTTACTAGTCAGGGTACAGGAGTACATACTCTATCGGTAGCTGGAACATCAATTCCACCATTAACAGATAACACATACTATTATATTATCAAGGTTGATGCTAATACTATTCAGTTAGGAGCAACATTATCTGATGCTCAAGGTGGTAGTGCTATTAATCTTACTGGACAAGGTGCAGGAGCATTTACTCTTTATAGGGCAGCAGTTACTGGTGATGGATATTATATGGCATCTGGTGGTGCAGGTGCTGGTACATGGGAGAATGTAACAACAATTCCAGTACCAGTGTTTAAGAAGTTTGGTCCTTCATCTCTTGTTGGTGGTAGAACTATCACAACTGGTGGTGTTCCTGTTATTGAATATCCAGGTGGACTTACTACTGAAACTAGTCCACAAACAAATACTGGTATTACATTTCCAGCATCTTGGACTACATTAGTTGCAACTATTTTGGGTGGTGGTGGATCTGGTTCGCCAGGTAATACTTCTGGTAACAGTGGATCTGGAAGCAATGTTACATTTGGTGGTGGATTACTTACTGTTACTGCTAATGGTGGACAGGCAGGTGGTTTAAATTCAGCAAGGACTGATGGAGGACAAGGTGGAACTGTAACAGTAACTGGTACTAATGCTGGTGATATTACTAGTTACATACAATCTCAGGGTGCTGCTGGTACTAATGGAACAGCAGGTACTTTTTATAAAAAGAATTTTTCAACATCTCCAAACCAAGCAGGAACTGGTGGAGATAATCCTGGAGCATCATACACCAATGATGGTAGTAATGGATTACATACATTAGTTTCAGACACTGAAAATCCTGGTAGTCAGAGTGCTCAGACTGGAACGGGTAGTATTAATTTGGCCAATACAAATTATATGTACACAGAAATACTGGTTACATTAGCAGGTGGTACTGGTGGTGATCCTTCTAATTTATGTGGTTGTGGTGCAGTAGGTGGTAATGGTGATGTAATGGTTTTATCAGTTACTAATCCTGTTGCTGGATTGTCAGCAGATTATCAAACTGGTGCAGCATCAACTGGTAAGCAAGGTGGAACTGGTGGATATGGTGCTAATGGTGGTTTAGGTGGTAATAAAAATGGATCTGGTTCAAATGGTGCTGGTGGTGGAGCAGGAACTGGAATGAAGATGGGTGGTCAAATTGTCGCTGGAGCAGGTGGCGGTGGTGGAGGAGGAGGAACAGATGGAAACTCTTGTTCTTGTGGAATTTCTGGTGGTACTAACAACACTACAGGATGGAATAGTGATGACGCACAACCAACAGCCGAACCTATTTACAATGGTGGTGGATCTGGTGGACAAAACGCTGGATGCAACGGTGGAGGCGGCGGCGGTGGCGGTGGTGGTTATGCCAACGCAGATATAACTGGCCAAGGTATTGGTAATGGTGGAGGAGTTGGTGCTGGTGCTGGACACGGTGGTGGATATGGTGGAGGTCGTGGAATGTCTGCTTACAACAGTAGTATATTCACCAAGATTTCTCAGGACAATGGTAATACAGGTGGTGGATATATTTCATGGACTTGGAAGGAGGATAGAAGCTACTGGACTAACGGTGGTGGAGGCGGTGGTGCTGGAGGATATATTTACTTTGGTATTGATGCTGCTAAGATAGGATCAAATGTTACTGCTACTTTTAGTGTTGGACAAGGTGGTGCTGGTGTTGGTGGAACTGCTAGTGGTGGAGGTTCTAAGGTTGAATATGGATTTGGAGTCATTACTGGATATGAGGGTGGATCAACTAGTACAAGTGTTGGTGATATAGTAATTAAAGCTTCAGGTATTGATGCTGCTACTGGACCTGATATATTTCAAAGTGGTACTGGTGGTGGTAATAGTGGTGGATTCCAATTACCAACAATACAAGTTCCTGAAGTAGAAATTCTTACTGGTACTACAGGTGGTAGTGGAGCAGCTGCAACTGTAGCTATTTCTGGTGGTAAAGTAGATAGTATTACTAAAACTGCTGCTGGTACTGGTTATGATGATGCACCTGAAGTTCGCATTAAACATGGTGCTGGTACTGGTGCATATGCTGTAGCAACAGTAAACAATGCTAAGGAAGTTGATACTATAGTATTATCAACTCAATCTGTAAGATCGCCATATACTCATTACTGTAAGATAGGTGGAGCACCAGTTGGTACTAATGCAGAAGATTACTATAGGTGGATTAATATAAAAGAACATGACTGCACTAACGTCAAGAGATTTACTGTTAAGGCCGCTCGTGGTAATGGATTTAATGGTGGTGACTTGCCTGAACAGGGTGGTGATGTACTAAAATTATATTATAATACTGATTTAAGTGATAACTTTCCAGCTAATAAATTAATAGGAACTCTTGTTCCACTTCCAACTGCTACTGAAGTAACTAATAAGTATGATGGTGATGGTACTGGTAATGATGCAACCAAATGGTATTGGTATAGTTTAGATCTACCAACGGGAGCACAAAGTGGTACTACTAGATTCCAAATTAGACAGGAAAGACCTGCTGGTAGTGGTTCTAATGATAGTGGTACTGATACTGATCATTATGGTATATGTGATTTCATATATGAGTATAAAGAGACAACTACTCCAACATTTGTTCCTACTGATGGATCAATTTCAACAAATGCTGATGAGTTAACATATGTTGTTGAAGGTAATGCAGCGAGTATCTATACATCTGGTGCAACTGCATTGGATGCTACATTTACTCTTAATTCACAGAATCCTTTAGTACCAGTACCAGCAATTGATCCTGATTTTCCTGTACCACTTCAGGAACCATATCATGTTTGTAAGTACTTAATCAAAGCATTCTAAATATATAAGGGAACTAGAGTAATAAGATGGCACAACTACTTTTGCAAGTAAATGCAATAACAAAACAAGTATTATATCAAGGTGTAGAGAAAACTATTCCAGATACATATTGGACTAGTGATATAATACCTGCGATTTATCCTACTTGGGATGCCGATAAGGATAAACTTGTGTTATTTGCATGGTATGATAATGACACATACATGTGCCAGAGACGTAAGTATGTCATGAATTTCAAGACTAATGCGTTTGAGTGGAAAGATTATGAGATGGAGCAGGTTGATAATGGCATTGGTAAAACATTATTTGATAAGTTTAAAGAGACATTCTTCTTAATTGATTCCTTAGAGACACAAGAGTATCAGAATGAATTTGCTAAGATACATGCTGCTGTTGGTGTTACTAGTTGGTTAACAGTTAGACTTGCTCGTAACTTCTTATTAACTGAGACTGATTGGGTATTCTTAGAGGACTCTGGTGTTAGTGCTGCTGATAAAGAACTATACAAGAAGTATCGTACTAAATTGAGAGATCTCCCTGCAAATAATGCTAACAGTGATCCAAAGGATATTAAATTCCCTATACCAGTAAAGTACTTTAAAGAGATTTATTCCCAGAAGAATAATGCAAGTACAGATTATCTTGGGACAACTGATCAATATGCAGCATTATCAGCACATTATGGTACAACATTTAGAGAGAAGTTTGCATCATATTTAATTGTTAAAGAGATAAGTGATAGTCTATACTATGATACATTCTTAACTGCATTAAAGAATTCTGAGATGGTATATGAGCCTAATCTAGGTGTTAAAGACTTTGAGAATGTTACATTCACTGATGCAGAGAAAACTAAAACAAAAGAATATTTAGATCTTTTACTTAAATCAATTGAAAGTGGAGAGATAGGATAATGACAGTAACATCAGCTAATACATGGGATATGATTGATGCCTACTGTAATACTACAGGTAAATCTATCATAAAATTCAACAACTCAAAGATTGCAGCAGCATCAGCATCTAAGCAAACAGAGGTTTGGACGTGGTATGCTAATTTTGCTGAGGATTCTGTACTTGATATGATGAAGACTCTTGGCACATGGGATATGGTTATAGAATTAAATGAAGATCAAGCAATAGCAAATGCAACAGCATGGTTTCCATCTAAAGAGGATTGTCCTAATAAAGATGATGATTATTATTGGGAGTGTCATGTCATAGGTAAGGATGGTGATTTTGTTTGGAGAAATGCTGACGCACCACCAGCTAAGAGCTCTTGACACGTATGATATAATATAATGAAGTGAGGTGATGATTTGGCAATAACAACTGGAACTTTGACGACTAGTGATCAAGGTCAAGTAATGAACTTTGAGCACAATCAGTTCTTAAAATATAAAAGAGCATCAGTTCCCATTGAAGCAGTTGATAGTTTGAGGTTGTACCTTGATACTCTTGAACTAAAATGGGAGGAAGGTGTTGTTAACGGATATGAAGGTGAACTTAATTATCAAAGAAGAAAGAATAAGATTGCATGGGTGAATGATCAGCATGTAAGAGAATATGTTTGGATGCAATTCATGAGTGCCAATAAAGATCCTGATTGGTGCTTTGAGATTGATGCAATGGAGGATATACAATATAGTTCATATAAAGTCAGTGAACATCCAGATGATTCTAATCCAGACATGAGATTGAATGATCATTATGAATGGCATAATGATATGGTACAAGATGTTGATGCTAAACCAACAAAGAAATGTCGTAAACTCTCTATGTCATTAATATTAAATGATGAATATGCTGGTGGGTCTTTTGAAGTAGGACATTTTCATAGAGGTGAGATATTAAAAACAACGATGCCTTTGAAGAAAGGTGAGATTGTAGTATTTCCATCTCAAATGGAACATCGTGTTAATCCTGTTCTTAGTGGTGAACGTAAAGTAATAGTAGCATGGGCTTGGGGTCCATTATATAAATGATGAATGGATTGGAAATATATCAAAAAGTATACACAGCAGAACAATGTAATCAACTTATTAAATTATTTGGTGATGATGATAGAAAACAATCTGGTAAGATATTGTCACCAGATGGAATGAAAGAAGATCCAAGTATTAAAACATCAACAGATCTTCAGTTAAACTTCTTAAATCCAGATGATGTGGTGTATAAAGATATTATACTTCAACCACTTGCCGAGAGAGTAGGATTATTTACTGAAAAATATGCATTTTTAAGTGTTTGTGATAGATGGGACATAAGTGGAGAATATAATATTCAACGATACAATGAAGGTGAAGGGTTCTTCAAACCACATTGTGAACAGGGTGCTAACAATCCATATAGAATGTTGGCATGGATGGTATATTTGACTGATTCAATATCTGGTACTGAGTTCCCTTATCAAAATACTATAGTAGAAGCAAGGAAGGGCAATCTAGCAATATGGTCTGCTGGATGGACACATCCACATAAGGGTCAGACTCCTAACGTAGGTCTCAAGTATATCATAACTGGATGGGGTCACTTCTTTAATGAGACAGATTAAGAACTGTCACAAGCACCCACACAGGGTGCTTTTTTATGCTATTATATAAATGTTGAG